CATGGATTCTTGAGAACATGTACCAAGAATGAGAACGAGTCAATCATGTTCGAGAACCTCTTTTTCGACAACAAGATTCCCACCTGTCCCCGTGTTAAGACTGACGAACCATCCAACCGTGTGTGCACGCGTTTCATCAGAGCCTCCAACGACGGTCCGGAGTGTACCGCAACACCTCCGTGTGTGATGGTGTTCGGTCACGACGCATCTACAAGATCAACTCCAAAATCGGAAGTGTACATCACGCCTCTCTCACCTCACTTGGAGGCGAACGGCATTCCCCGTCTCCACGGACCCCCTCCGTTAAACTCCAACAGAGCAGGAGCTCAAGCCTTGATCTACGGAGCTCGTGGTGCGTACCCCAGGGGACGCAACGTTAATGCCGCTCTCATCGGACACTATGTTGACGGTCTCATTCCCAAAATGAACCACTTAGGGATGAAGCCCCGAATGCTTTCCTACGACGAGGCTCTTAGAGGGATCCCCAATAACAATTTCGTCAAACCGATGGCTCTGAATAAAGCATGCGGAGGGGGATGCCCGGGAAAAAAGTACACCCGAGTCATCAAGTCCAACTTCTGCGATGAGGAGGAGGTGGACATGGAATTACCTGAGTTTGAGGAGGATTTTGTCGAGGTAGACGTGATTCCCCCGGCATCCCACAGCGTTGGGACGCATCATGCTGTTGTGGACAACCCTGATTTGGTTCCATCCTGTGCCCCCGAATTGAAGAAAGAAGTTATGCACATATTCTTCGCCTGGAACAATGGCACAACATGCAACACAATTGTGCAGGCAGCCATCAAGGATGACCCCACTCTCTGTTCTAAAATTGAGGCTGGAAATGGATCCGGTCGGACTGTGACCTCCCAATCCATGGCCCATCACATCGCACAGACAATGATTTTCGGTGATGTGATCGGGATGTTGAGAGCCATACCTCTAACGAGCCGCCATTACGAGGGGGTTTCGTATCAATCTCAAGATTGGCACGACATAGCATACGATCACATGTGCATGGACGGAGATGAAGTCACGTTTCTGGACGCCGACACGAAGAAGATGGATTTGTCATTCAACAGTCAAGAATTGGAAGCCACTACGGAAATTTTGGCGCAGATTGTCGAACGGCTGGGTGGCTCTAACGAGCACGCATCGTACATCAGAAAGTGTGGTATGGAGCTGGCTGTCCCCTTCCTCAATCTCTACGGAGAAGTGCTCTGGATGGCACTCAACACTAGCGGTAACAAGTTAACGATCACCCAGAACAACGCAGCAGGCGTTCAGCTGAGGACACGCGAAGCCTACGTCGCTTTCAAGTTAATAACCCGGCGAAGACTCACCCTCGAC